TTCGTTTTGGTATTGATGGTTCACACAATGAACGAACTAACAAGGAACGATTAACGGAAGAACTTGGTGACTTGCATTGTATGATTGAATTGATTGTTGAATTTGGCCTTATTGACCGTAAAGCTTTACTCAATGCATCAGGACTTAAACGGCATAAATTGTTGAAGTGGTCTAAAATTTTTGATAAAGTAAATTGATATGAAATGGGCTCTCGTAATTTGGTTATCCAATCCTGGTAATTTTGCTATCTCTGAACGATTCCTTACTGTTGATGAATGTCTCAGTAAAAGAGAAGTTGTAATGAGTGCATTTAATCAGGTGAATTCCAAATATAACGCTGTGTGCAGACCTATTGCACCCAACGGCGAGAAAAGTAATTCGAACATTGTTATTCAACGATATGTGATATATTAATGAAAAAATCAATACTCTTTATTATGATGTTACCAATGTTTGCAAATGCAGCCCAAGTCTTGGGCACTGGCGAATATCGGTACGGCCCTGACATGCCTCAGAATGTAGCTTGCAGTATTGCTGAAGAGCGTGCTAAAGATAATGCTATTGCTCGTTATCTTGGTGAACAAATTGAAACAGTTGAGAATGAGCAATGTAAAAGTGAACAATGTGATTATCAAAAGGTAACATATACCGAGACACAAGGTAAAATCACAAAGATTTATAATAAGACCGACCGAAAGGTTGAATCTTCTGGTTACAGCTCGTGTATTGTTTCTGTAAATGTTGAGGTTGAGAAATCTACCAACAGCATTAGATTAAACATGGAAGAAAAATATTTCAATTTGAAAGAATTTGACAAAGTGAAATTTCACGGTACCGTCAATCGTTCTGGTTATATTACCCTGTTTAATTACTACGGCAATCAATATCATAAGTTGTATGACATAAAGGTTGCCTCAAAAGCACAAGATTTTGTGATACCATTACCTCAAGACAGCATTAGTGCTACTCTACCTAAGGGTGTTTCGGAATCGAAAGAGATGGTCTTGTTTCTGTTTACAGAACGACCTGTTGAGTTGAAGGAAAAATATTCACAAAAGGAAATGAATGTTTTACTTTCAACAATACCGTTTGAACAGCGTAAAACTGTAATGCGGTATGTTAATATTATGAGATAAGGAAATAGAAATGAAAAAGTCTTTGCTAGTGTTACCTCTAGTTGTAATGTTGACCGCTTGCGGCACATCCAAATATGCTGGTAATGTTGATAATGATAAGCCTTCTTTTGGCAAATCAAGTCATGGTGATGAGGTGAGATATCCTGATTGGTATACTGCTAAAGAAAAAGATGAAGCACTATATGCTGTCGCTACTGAATACTCGAATGACTTTCAGTTTGCGGTTGATAAAGCCACACTTTCTGCTAAGCGAGAACTTGCATCCAACTTTTCATCACATATCAGTTCCATGATGAAAGATTATGCTAATGAAATTGGCGCAGACGGTACTGTGTTGCGTGAAATTGACCGTACCACAAAACTTGTTGTCAATAAAGTGAATTTAATTGGTGTTCAAAAAACCAATTTTAAAGTGCAACATGAAAATAAAGGCTATCGTGCTTTTGTGAAGTTGCGTTATGCTGTTGATGACAGTAACAAATTCTTGTTGGCCGAGATTAAGAAAAATCGTCAGCTTGAACACAAACTTAATGCTTCTAAATCTTTCCGTGAGTTAGAGCGTGAAGTGAATGGTGTTAATGAACCCCAAGAAAGCAAAGTTGTAGAATCCCCAGTTAGAAATCAGGAGGGTGTCGATGTTCGACCAGTTAATTAATTATTTAAGGTATAGTGGTGTTTCTGTTATATTCAGCTTGAATCCATTGCATTGGAAGATTTTGCCATGGTATCGTAATGAGGCCACAGAAGAAGTTTGGTCGACAAATGCTCATGTCATTGGGTTTTTGTTTTTGTCAGTTAGAGTTTGGATTGATAATGGAGATTGGTAATGAAATACTGGACAGAATTGAGTAGATTAGAGACACAAATTATCCGCCTTGAAACAATGCGGTCTTTGTTTACCATTTTAGCAAATGGCGCACAAGAAAGCACGGAAGAAGATATCCGCAATGCTTTGTGGTATGTCGAAGGCTCTTTAGAGGATATTCACACAAATTTGCGAAGTGAATTTGATGAGTTGTGGGACATTATTTCTAATGATGACCGTGAAACATTCGCAGAAGTTAAAGATAAACACAAAGGTGGAATGAAGAAAAAAAAGATGATGACTGATAAAGAGTTACCATGAATATTTTCTACCTCGACCACGATGTAACTAAGTGTGCAGAAATGCATAATGATAAACATGTTGATAAAATGATTTTAGAATATGCTCAATTATTATCTACCGCACATCGTTACCTTGACGGTATTCCTACTGTTGGTTTATCCGAGTCTGGTCGCAAACGGAAACAATACATTCTCTCTGATGAGCGTGAGCAAGTGCTTTATTCTGCTACTCATATTAATCATCCTTCAGCAGTTTGGGTAAGACAATCAGATAGTAATTACGATTGGTTATTTGCTATGTTTCAAGCGTTACTTGATGAGTATACTTTCCGCTATGGTAAAGTCCATGCAACATCTAGATTAGAGGCTTGGTTGTGTCGTATTCCAGAAAATATTCCATACAAAGCATTTACAGAACCGACTCCTGCAATGCCTGATGAAGTGAAAGTGCCAGGTAATTCGATAAAGTCCTATCGCAACTACTATATAAACAACAAGCTGCATTTGGCATCTTGGAAAAATAGAAGTGTTCCGGAGTGGTTTAATGCCAACATATGAATTTGTAAATACTGAAACAGATGAGAAATTCGAATCGTTTATGAAGATTTCAGAGCGAGAAGAATATTTAAAAAATAATACACATATCAAACCAATACTCTCAGCGCCCACAATTGTATCTGGTGTATCAACATCAAATTCAAGGCAGGGCAAAGTGCCTACTGGTTTTAATGAAGTATTGTCAAAGGTTGCAGAAGCACATCCAACAAGTACCGTTGGTGAGCGTTATGGTCGTAAGTCAATCAAAGATGTTAAGACAAGAGAAATAGTTAAGAAGCATGTAAAGAAGATGGTAAAAGACCAATGATTTTTGAACATGTTAAACTTGATTCCCTACAATTTGACCTAGAAGCAAAGACAACAGAAAATGGCCGTAGATATACGACACCAGATGGTAAGGTTTATCCGTCTATCACAACAATCCTTGGTTTCAATAAAGATAAAACGAAACTCTTTGAGTGGCGAAAAAGAGTTGGTGAAGAAGAAGCCAACAAAATAGTAAAGAAGTCTGCTGGTCGAGGAACAAAATTACATTCGGTATGTGAAAATTATTTACTGAATGAACTGTCCGACCCAAAGACTTTAATGCCTGATGTTAAGGACTTTTTCTTACAGTTGAAACCATACATTGATACTAATGTTGGTAAAATATATGGATTAGAACAGGCCTTGTATTCTCATAAGTTAAAGATGGCGGGCAGAACAGACTGTATCGCTGAGTGGAATGGCAAACTCTCTATAATTGACTATAAAAATTCAATCAAAGAGAAGAAGGAAGAATACATCCAAGATTACTTTATTCAATGCACAGGCTATGCTGTGATGTTTGAAGAGGTGACTGGTCTACCAATTGACCAAATTGTGGTTGCTATTGCTAATGAGGAAGGTAAACCTCAGATTTTCGTTAGAGAAAAGTCTAAATATGTTACCAAGTTAAATCAGTATATTGGCAAATTTTGGGTTGCAGAATTGACAAAGTGAAGTTTGTCTGATATACTAACAGTATTCGATGAAGGTAATTGAAAAGTGTTCTGGACGGCGGTTCGACTCCGCCCAGCTCCACCAAAAGCATCTTGATGGTTATAAGGTTATAGAATTGGCCGCCTATAATACACCATGTGATGGATGCTTTTGATGGGGCTGCATTGGTTTCGACAGGGCAACAAGTAGAAAACTGGAGAATCACCAGAGTAGGTGTAAAAACTAAAATAAAATAAATGCAAATGACGAAAGTTACGCATTAGCAGCCTAAACGCTGCTTAGGGTTTCGGTGATTTCCTCTTAACAGAATAATCACCACAAATTTAAGGATACACATGAACCATAAAAAGAAAAAACCTAAAAATTCTCGTGCAGGTTGTCTAATGTGTAAACCAAATAAGATGAATGGTTGGAACAAAGATAAACTTGGTCATACAGGTTTCAGTAAGTTAAAAGATGTGATTCATTCTAAGGAAGACATTAAACATTATGAAAGTTAATATTGGTCCTTATATCAATTGGATAGGCCCATATCAGATTGCTGATATGATTTTCTTTTGGGTTGAGAAGTATCCAGATGAAAAACTCGAACAACGCTGGGACTATCGTATGCACGATAAGTTTGGTGATTGGCTTGCTGGTGGTAAAGATAAAGATTCTTTGTTTACAAAACTCTGCCAATGGATTCATAATAAACGCCAACGCCGTATAAAAATTCACATTGACAACTATGATGTTTGGTCAATGGATGCAACTTTATCACCAATCATTCTTCCAATGTTGAAGAAACTGAAAGAGGTGAAGCACGGTTCTGGTTATGTTGACTTAGAAGATGTTCCTGAAAATCTTCGTTATACCAATACAGAAGAATATGACCCACAATACACATTCGATTTCTATCAAAATGCTGAAGTGAAAATGGAGTGTGACATTCATATTCGTTACAGTTGGTTACTTGATGAATTGATTTGGACATTCGAACAGATGTGTGACGATGATTGGGAAGAACAATATTGGATTACACATCCTGAAATAGACTTTACCGAATATCCAGAAGATGACGGCAAAACTTCAAAACCACTCCGTTGGAAAGTTGAAGGTGAATGTGATTGGGTTGGTCGCCAAAAACACCAAGACCGAATCGATAATGGCCTCAGACTATTTGGCAAATATTTCAGAACACTATGGGATTAAACCACCAAAGCTCATAAATAAGTAACTGGCATCACACATTAGCCAGTAACACACACAACACAGGAGAAATTATGTCTATGACACCATTCGAGATTCGCCTCGAACTTTTAAAGATGGCGAAAGAAATGCTTACCGATGACTACTATGGTCGGCGTGAAGTTATTTCAAACAGCTGGCAAACCCAAATCGAAACAGCTCGATTAAAAGGTGAAACACCACCTACGCATCCGGGTTTTCCAGAATTTCCAAACGAATCAGAAATCATCAAAAAAGCCACAGAGCTTAACGGTTTCGTTTCGCAAACTATCCCCACTACAATAGAAAAGACTAGCAAAAAGTCCACCTAATACGGGATTGGGCTATGGATGTTTTCGTCTATAGCCCTTAACTAATTAAGGAGAAAATATGCCGGCTAGAATACTCTTAACGCTTGCTTTAATTATTTCTATATTAACGCTTTCATTTACGATAGCACAAGGTAGTCCTCATTTACTGCCTATAAAACCAAAATTTGAGAACCTGTCACCTAACGCTCAAAAACAAGTTGAGTGCCTTGCAGAGAACATGTATTTTGAATCTGCTTATGAACCTAACGAAGGTAAAATTGCGGTTGCAATGGTTACCATTAATCGTGTGAAGTCAGGTCTATTTGAAGACAACATTTGCGGTGTTGTTAAACAAAAAATTGGCCACATATGCCAATTTTCATGGTGGTGTGAGACAAAATTAAATCACATTTCTACCAATAAAGTATTGACAAATGGTGACAATCTAGTATATAATAGCATCAAAGAGTTAGCTACATTCGTCTATGTTAATTATGACAAATTGGCAGACCCATCGAAAGGTGCATTATTCTACCATGCAGATTATGTGAATCCGAGATGGAAGGGTTTAGAGAAAACTGCTGTCGTAGGTCGACACATTTTCTATGTTAAACAAGGAATGAAAATATGATTGATAAACTTAAAAAGTCGTTGTCTGATTCAACAACAGTAATTTGTATAATGTTAGTTTTACTAGCAGTTGTTTTTTCTACTGCTTTCTATTTTGTAAATGACAGAAATCTTATGGCAAAGAATATTGATGGTGCTATCGCAAAAGATTTAGACCCACTATCAGTAAGGTGTTCATACGCTCGTAGCGATGATACAATTTGTGCGGTGTATGCCGCAAAACCCGTGATTAACGGTACGACCAAAAAATAAAAGGAGTTTATATTATGGCTGTAAAACAATTGACGATTAACCAACTTTCAGAACCCGACCGTGATAAGTTATTTAAAATTATTAAAGAATGTTCTGATTCCATGACCCGCATGGATGCAGAAAAAGATTATGTCCGTGAAGCAATTACTGATACAAGCAAATCAATGCAACTACCAAAGAAGTTGGTTGCTAAACTTGTTAAAGTGTATCACAAACAAAATTTTGATGAAGAAGTAGCGGTACAAGAACAGTTTGAAACGCTATATGAAACTATTGTTAAGTAGCCTTCTTTTTATTGTGGCATTATCATTTATGATTTATCTTACGGTAGTGTTGCAATCTAAAAGAGGCGAGGTGAAGGTTTATGATTGTAGTTTGGCTGAAATATCGCCAGACTACCCGATTGAAGTGAAAAATGGTTGTAGAAAATTAAGAATGGAAAAAAAATGAGTTATATGAAGTTTATTTGTGAGCATACAGATTGGAACAGCGAAACGATGCTTACTCGCACAACAGTTGAGAGTAATAATGTGGTACTTGAGGATGTTCTTCGGGATTTTGAAGACTTCTTGCGTGGTGCAGGATTTCATATTCAAGGCCATTTGGGATTTATTAGTGATGAAGAAGAAATTGAAGAATCAGAACCAAATGACCGATGGGGTCATGTTGTAGATTCTCTTATGAATCCTCCAAAGTTTCGTTCTGGTGAATCTGTTCAGGTATGTGGTATATGTCGTTTGACTGGTGAAGAACTGGCCGGCCATCGATGCTGGGACAAAAACTGTCCTCTTGATGGAAACACAAACAATGCCAACTAAAGATGAGATGGCTAAATTTGCAAAGGCCATTGAGGGTCTTGTTGCTACAACAGATTACAATTACATTGAAGCTATTGTGCAATACTGTAAAGAAACAGGACTTGAAATTGAAGTTGCAGCAACATTGATTAATTCGAATCTGAAATCAAAGATTGAAGCTAATGCAATGGATAATAATATGTTGAAAGAAAAAGGTTCTCGTTTGCCAAT